GGTCGCCGAGCACCTGCGGTCGCTGCAGGAAGCCGAGCAAGACGACATCACCGCCCTCGCCCTCCTCCTGCTCCAGGCGAAGGCCGGCGGACCGGTGAAAAGCATGGTCGAGGACATCGTCGGTACGAGCGATCACATCAACGGCAAGCTGTATGAGATAGCCGAGGGCATGCTCGACCAGTACGCCGAGCAGGGCCTGAAGCATGAGGCTGACGAGGCAGGCCTATGAGCCCGCATGTCCTGCTCGACAACGAGCTGGATGCCTTGGCCGATCCATCCACTCCGGTGAGCTGGTCCGTGATGATCCAGAAGCAGCTCACCGAAATGATGGCCGACCAGCGCATCACCATCGAAGAGTTCAACCACTACTGCGGGCGCCTCAACAAGATCGTTGGTGGGCGCAAGGAGGTTGCATGAGCACTGCACCGGTTAAGTCCCTGATCGACGAGCAGCTTGAGCAGATCGAGCGCAGCCTGGCCATCATCGGCGCCGGGCTGCCGCGCGAGGTTCCTGTCTCTTCCCTGCCGCCCAAGCTCGTAGCCGCCATCAAGGCCGGGCGCATCGCTGTGAGGCCTCGGCCATGACCGGCTACCAGCGCGCCCGCCGCTTCGCTACCTGGCGCGGCTCCTTCATCGCCCTCACCTTCTGCACCGGCTGGCTCCTCCTGAGCGCCCTGGCCGACACCATCACTTCCTGAATTCACACCCGAGCACGGCGGGCCTTCGGGATAACCGTACCCCTTCGGGAGCGTAAGCGGCGAGAGCGCGCAACCATCCACCGCAGCCAGGGCCTGGGCAATACCTCCAGTCCTGGGTGACCTGGCATTTTCCCTATTCCACTGACGGCGCCGGCCTGGCGCGAGGTTTTCCAATGTCCGCAGAACAGAAACTGATCGCGATCGAGGAGATCAGCGAAGCGAACGCCCCGGCCATCTATGTGGCCGGCGGCCTGCAGCAATTTATTGACCTGGTGAAGGGCGAGGTCCTTGGCGAAGTGCCCGACCTGACCACCCGCAAAGGCCGCGAGCGCATCGCCAGCCTGGCCGCCAAGGTCAGCAAGTCGAAGACCGCAGTCGAAAAACCGGGCCGCGACTACCTGCGCCGGCTCAAGGAAATGCCGAAGGTGGTCGAGGCTGAACTGCGCGAGTTCGTGACCACCATGGACAACCTGCGCGATGAGGTCCGCCAGCCGCTCACCGACTGGCAGACGGTCGAGGACGCGCGGGTCGACCGCCACAACGACGCTATCGCCCGCATGAAGGAACTGGCCACCGATCTGGGCGCCCTGGACGCCGAGCAGTTGGAAGCGCGCGCCACGGAGCTCTCCCAATTCGCCCTTGGCGAGGCCTGGGAAGAGTTCGAAGCGGAGGCCGCCCGGACCAAAGAAGCGTCGATGGACGCCCTTGTGGTCGCCGTGGCTGCCCGTAAGAAGTACGACGCCGAGCAAGCTGAACTGACCCGCCTGCGAGCCGAGGCTGAAGCCCGCGAGCAGAAGGAGCGCGAGGAGCGGATCGCGCGGGAGGCCGAGGAGCGTGTACGACGCGAAGCCGAGCAGAAGGCCCAGGCCGAACGGGAAGCCGCGCAGCGCCGAGAACTTGAAGCCAAGGCCGCTGCCGAGCGACGCGAACTGGAGTTGAAGCTGCAGGCCGAGCAAGCGGAACGCGCTCGAGCGCAGGCTGAAGCGGACCGAGTTGCCACCGAGCAGCGCGCCGAGCAAGAACGCCAGGCCGCCGCCCGCCGGGCTGAAGAAGCAGCTGAACAGGCTCGTGAGGACGAGCGCCGCCGTGCCGATGCAGCTGCCGCCGAGATCGTGCGCCAGCAGCAGCAACGCGAACGCGACGTCGCCCACCGTCGAAGCATCAACCGTGCCGCCCTTGAGGCCTTCATCGCCGGCGGCATGACCGAGGAATGCGCCAAGCAGGCGATCACCCTGATTGCCGAGCGCAAGATCCCGAACATCACCATCCAATACTGAGGTCGCCATGAGCCAAGTAGCCAGGGTCGAAACCCAATCCCAGCCGCCGGCCGTCGCCACCGAGTCGGTGACCATCCTGCAGATCATCCAGCAGGTCGCAATGTCGCCGAACGCGGACATCGACAAGATGGAGCGGCTAATGGCGATGCACCGCCAGCATCAAGCGCAGCAGGCTCAACAAGCATTCGATGCCGCCCTGGCCGCCATGCAGGAAGAGCTCCCGGTGGTTCGTGAGCGCGGCGCCATCAGGGACAAGTACAAGAACGTTCAATCTACCTATGCCCTGTGGGAAGACATCAACGAAGAGCTGAAGCCGATACTCGCGAAACACGGCTTCGCGCTCACATTCCGCATTCCGAGAACCGAGCGAGGAATCGAGGTTGAGGGCGTGCTGAGCCATCGCGACGGGCACCGGGAAACAACCTCGATCCTGTTGCCGGCCGATGCCACAGGCAGCAAAAACGCAGTGCAAGCGGTTGCCAGTTCGGTCAGCTACGGCAAGCGCTATACCGCTGGCGCCCTACTGAATTTCACCACCACCGGTGAAGACGATGACGGCCAAGGTGCGAATCAGGTGCAGCAGCCAGACGAGCCGGTCATCACCCCGCGGCAGGCTGCACAGCTCGACGCGCTGCTGAAAAAATGCAGCCAGGTGCTGGTCGACCACTTCACGGCCAAGTACGGCTGCGCCGCCAACGTCTACAAATCCGAGTTCGATGCTGTGCTCGCCCGCCTCACCAAGTCGGCCAACCGTCCGCAGGAGTAAACCATGCAGATCATCTCAGACGTCGAACAAGGCACCCAGGCCTGGCTTGACCTGCGCCTGGGCATCATCACCTGCAGTGAGCTGGACTGCCTGCTGGTGAACGGCAAGGGCGAATCGGGTTTCGGTGCCGGCGCCTTCACGTACATGAACACGCTGATCGGCGAACGCATCACCGGCGAAGCAGCCGATCCATTCAGCGGAAACCGCCACACGGAGCGTGGCCACGAGTTGGAAGGGGTTGCACGCAATCTCTACCGCGACAGCGAGGAGGTCGAGACAACCGAGGTCGGGATCATCCTCAACCACGGCATCGGCTACTCGCCAGACGCTCTGGTCGGAGATAGCGGTCTGACCGAGATCAAGACCAAGCTGCCGAAGCTGCAGGTTGACGTGATCCTCGGTGGAGAGATTCCGAAGGAGCACGTCGCCCAGTGCCAGGGCGGCCTTTGGGTGTCGGAGCGCGAGTGGATCGATTTCATCTGCTACTGGCCTGGCATGCCGCTGTTCGTGAAGCGCGCATACCGGGACGAGGCAATGATCCGCAAGCTCTCGGAGCGCGTGAAGACCTTCTACGAAATCCTCGACGATCGGATGAACCGCGTGCTCGGCATCGCAGCATAGGAGGCCCCATGAACCCATCAATCGACCTGGAGGCCGCCAAAGCGGCCTTCCTTGCCTCTGGAGGCAGCATCATCGTGCTCGACGGTTTCCAGTACGTGCCGCACCGCCCGCATCGCGACATCGAGCAGGTTCGCGCCGTGCAGCCAAAGCCGATCAGCCAGAAGGCGCAGAAGCGCCAAGAGCAGCTGGCCGAGCTGCGCAAGCTGGCCAAGACCATGACCTATGCCGAAGCCATGGAGCACACTGGCCTGGCCCAGACCACGCTGTACCGGGCGGCTATGGAAGGCTGCTTCTGCTTCAGGCCCGATCCCAAGCGCGGTCGCGGGGAGAAGAACAGGGCCTATGCAGACCCCGAAGCGGACAAGGCCCTGGCTGCCAAGATCACCCAGTTGCGCGATGCTGGTCTTAACCGGCACGAAGCCAAGACCAAGCTGGGCATCTCCGACCGCAAGTTCTGTAGGGTCATCCACCTGTTCGGCGTCGACTATCCCAAGGTTGAGGGTAAGCGATGCGACGGACCGGTTTGAAGTTCCAGGTCCGCCAGCGCCGGCGGCAAGAACAGTTTCACCTGCCGCCCAGCGGCCTCACGGAGCACCGAAATGCAGAAAGCACCCTCTGGAGTCGTAACCCTGCCGGCCTGGATGAATCGGCCGGTCAAGAAGCTGTACAACACCCGCAGCGGCGGCCAGTACCGTGCTGATGAGGTCGCGCTGGCCTTTGCGCTCAGCCTGCGGGAGCACGACAGCGCCGACCACCTACGCAGGTTGGCCCGGCGCCTGGTCGACAAGGTATGCCTTGAGCACCAGCCGAACATGAAGCGCCTGGCCCGCGAGCCGGACGATGCCAAGGTGTTCGACGCGGCGCTCAAGATCATCAACCGGGTATGCGACCTGCTGGAGTACGCCCCGGGCACCGCGTTCGTGCGCAATGGAGGCGGTGATGGCCCTGACGCAGCAGCAGCGTGACGAGAAGCGCAGGGCCAAGGCCGAGCGGTTGCAGGAAGAAGACCTGCGTTTGAAGGTTCGACGAGGTACTAAGCAGGCCCTGCTGGAACTGATGGAATGGGCCGGCCTGGAAGAGAACGGCGAAGCCATGACGCTGCTGATTCACCGGGCGCATGAGCTGGGCCCAGAACGTGCTGTGCACTTTCTCACTCCTCCGCGCCACGAAATCGAGATTTCTGATTCTGTGGCGCAGAAGCTTGACCGGTTCCGCATCAGCCGAGAACTGCGCGCGCCGGCACTGATGCTTAGCGACGACCTCGACGACACAGGCGTTCCTCTCGTGTCAGCATGCACTTGAAGGCACTTATTCCATCAATTGACAGCCGTTTAATGCTATGGAATGGAAAAAAACACCTCAATGAACGCCATGGAGGCAGCAGCACACAACATCAGCACAGTGGCCGAAATGAAAACTAGGTAATAAATACTGTCCTGAGTCATAGCTAGTCTCTCCAGTTGACTGTGTCGTCTATTCAGCACGAGCCCTGTATGTCCGCGTAGGATCGCTGCCCGTGACCTACAAGTCCGATCACAATACGGCCCCCAACTAAGGGTAGTAACACCCACAGTGTGGCTCATATGGACCTAATAAAAACCAATACCCCCACTCCAGTCAGGACCACCACAGCACCTACAACGAAGAACATGTAGCGCACATCGTTCTGAGTCATTGCCCTCTCCCCCAATTAAAGATTGTTCAAGGGTAGAGCAACTCCCGTACCAACACATGCCGCATCCGGCCATGGAGGTAAGCGCATGCTCACCATTTGCCTGCGAGGTAGAACATGCCTCCAGCAAGCGCCGTTAAGACGATGCCGTCCAATACATCGCCAAAATCGACGCTACCTGAAAGCCATGCTTCGTACTGAGCGGCCAGAAAAAAGATGGCTATGAACAAGACGACGCCCATGATGCGCCGCTGAAGCTTGAGTCTGACCTTGTCGGTTCTGAGCCAAAGCATAAGGGCCTCCTTTTACTTATCCGTTCATCCAACCACGGTAGCTCGCGCTGGCCCCCTGGTCACGGAGGGCGACACATGCATGGAGAAAGCCATGATCGAAGCGACCGAGAAGCAGCTTGGCCTGCTCTGGCACACCCTGGGCCTGTGCGCTGAGCGCTCAGATCGACGCAGCATTAGCCGAAACCACTTCCTCACCAGCCCGGGCTACGACGACTCCAACAACCTGGACGTTATGGTGGCCGCCGGCCTGATGACCCGCGGCAAGGCACCGGCCTTCTGCTCCGAGGATGAGGTGGTGTACCGCGCCACGAACGAGGGTAAGCAGTTCGCTTTGGACAAGCTGCCACCGCCCCCTCCGCCGGCCAAGCGCACCAAGTTCGATGCCTACCTCGACGAGTGCGAGTGCTACGACGGATTCGCTCATTTCCTCGGCATCAACATGCCGCAGTATCAGCAGCGCGGCAGCTGGGGCAAGTGGGAGTACCGGATGGTTCGCTACCCCAGGGGGAGCGCTTACCGCCAGTATCGGCGCCACTACAACTTCGAGCGCTGGTCAATCTACGAGCCGCTCGAGGTTGCTGGCGAGTGGGCTCCGACCATGAAGGAAGCCAAGGCGAGCTACAAGGCAGCACTCAAGGAATACCACGCCAAGCCCAAACTGCCGGCCAACGACTTCGAGCGCCTCTACTCCGCCTGACACGCCGGCGCTGCCCGCCAGCGCCTTCCCCTATTCACCGATAACGCCTTCTCGGAGACGGCAGTACTGACCATCTGCTATCTGGATCCCGACTGCCGCGAACGAAGCTCTCAATTCTTGATTGTTAGATGGCCCCTGCCAGCCATTGC